GTTGAGGTTTAGCCGTGTTTGAGTCTAGGCTAGAGATAACAATCAGCGTTAAAGATGTTGTATTTATTCCGTCTGTTGCCGAGATAAGGAAGCTGTTAGCCCCTTGATTTAAGTCGATCCCCTCGGATGTATTTGGAAACACCCATGATCCGTCAGCGATTGTGATGTCTGCATCTACACCCACGGATGTAAATGTCTCGTCTAAGAATGACACTGTGATTTGGTCATACCCTTCAACAAGACCATGAATGAATACTTCTTCTTTGTCGGTTGAGTAGCTAGTTGATGTTGAGGAGCTGACTCCATCTGGCTTTACGATTTTTAAGCTATAACTCATGTCAAACTCCCATCTAATGAAATGCTACCTGGTACTTCAAAAACTATATTTACGCTCACTTGGCGATTAGCACCACTACGAACGACCACATTACACAATAATGCGGTCGCATTGTCATTGAGTGCTGAAACCTCCACAGATTGAACGCTCACTAATCTTTCTTCTTGGCTGAGGTATTGTACCCTCTTGAGGTCTTGTTGCATTTTCTGCAACTTATCTAGTGCTTGCTGGACGCTCATCCTTAATGCGACACCTACCGAAGCATTGTTCTTTTGACCAATGAGTCGGTTAGCGTTTGAACCGTACCAAGGGTGATATGGGTTAGACCCGATCTCTGTTAGTAGGGTCTTAGCTATGTTCTGATAGAGCAGGTCTGTGTCTTGTACTTTTTGAAGATCTCCGTCAGTGCCGAATCTAAAGTCGTTCTCTACCCCTGTGCCACCACATCGTCTACAGTATATCTTTTCGGTCGTGTAAGAGATTTCTAGCAAGCCCTCTGGTTCTAGTTTGCTCTTGAACTGAATATCGTTTCCGTTGAGCCTTGAAACTAACCCCCAAGCGGGTGTGGTTTTTTTGGTCTTAACGACTTGCTTTTGCTTGGTGAACCCTAGTGCTTTTAAGAGGCTTCCTGTGAGGGTGAACCCAATACCAAGTTTCCGATCAGAGAACCTCAACGCTTTTGATGTAGTCTCTTCAACGCTGATCGCTCCGATTTGGCTTTGTATTTCGGAGATGAGGCTCTGTGTGTTGTATATCTTCGTAGGTAAAGTGATTGTGTTCGAGTACCCCTCTGTGGTGGTGATTGTAAGCACATTAGATGTGCTTCTCACTCTAAAGGGAGACACATTAGGAGTGGTGATGGTAGCCTCTCGGTTATTGCCTTGAGGTTCGAGTACGACACCATCTCGTTTAATCACTACAAGACCAGCACCATTGATTGGTGATGCTGGTATAATGTAGATACCATTTTGTAGCCCGACCCTCTCATAGCGAATATAATGAGGGCAAGCATAAGAAATCTGTAGATCTTCGCTCATGTTATCACCAGTAGTCTAGTGGGTTAATACTAGACTACAGGTGATAAATAAACTAACGATTAACCTAAGTCCATAAATGCTTTGTAAAGCTCGGTGTCCTCAGTAATACCTAACGCTTTAAATAGACTTTTAGCTTGGTTATTGAATGTTCTCTTCTTATTCCATTTGAGTTTTACTCTGGCATCCAACGCATCTCGTACTTCCTCCCCCCATTGTGTTAAAACTTGACCGTTATAAATCTCTTCTTTAACTTCGTTAATCGTAGAGGTAGGGATTGGACCCATTAACGAACGAACAGTATTATCACAATCGGCCTTGCCTAGACCTTTTGGTACTAGAGGACTAGTTGACTCGGTTACACCAAGATCAAGGTAAAAACGATAGCGGACAAGTTCACTAGCAATAGCCCCAAAGAACGCTCTCAGCCTGTTACCGCCTTCTCTACCTTTACCAACTATTCTTACTGCTTGTTTTCGATCTGCTTGGGAGGCGAGTTTTTTAACCCATAGACTACCGTTCATCTTGCTTGCTTCTGGTATGATCGGCTTGACTATTTGGTCAATCTTTCTAGCTAGTTCTTTCCTCTCCTCCTCAGTCCTCATCATCTTAACGAGATCGTAAAACCCTCTCTTATTACGATCTGGAGGTGTTCCAATCCATTGAGGTATAAAGTAGGAGAGGCTGTCAACTGTTATTGTTACATCGTTACCTGCTACCTTGAAAGTCAAACCCCCATTCAAGTAAATGGCACACTCTACATACCAAGAGAAAGGACCTGTGTCTTGAAGGAATAACTTAGAGGCATCCATACAGTTATCAGCGAACTCTTTGATTGCCTTAACTTTATCTAGGTTTGTGAATGTCTTTGAGTTTAAGACATATCTCAGACCGACAGGGAGAAGGGGTGCTTGATGTTCTTTGATGGTGTCTTGAAGGGCTAACATCGCTTCTTCGTTGAAATAACGAATAGCGTAAGCCCACTCTTCGTCTTGTAGATACAGGTTGGAGTCAACCATCCAATGGAATTGATCGTCCGAGAACAGCTTAGATAGCTTCTCTAACTCTGCTATTTCTAGTCCGAGTTTGATTTCTTCTCTGACTACTTCTTGAAGCTCACCCTCACCCAAGTTCATACTATCAACTACAGCCTCAGCTCTTTCTTCGGCTGTTTCCACAATCATGTCAGCGGCTTCTTGAGCTTCGATAGTAGAATCTATATTACTTATGATCCAACCATTTTCGATGAGTTCTTCTTTCATCTCTTCTTTGAGCTGAAGGTCGGCATCAAACTCACCTGCTTCAAAACGAGAGAGTAGATCAAGACCATCAGCAGTTGAAAGAGTGAGTTCACCTACTTCGACTAATATGTCTCTATATGCGTCTTTTAAATCCCCATCAAAACGACCCTCAGAGAAATCGTCATATAAAGTTTCAAAGTAGTCGTGCCCAGCCTTGAGGTTTCCATTTTTGACGAGTTGGTTGAGAATGACGAGCTTCTCATACAGATTCTCATCATAATCACCTCTAATCAGACGAACCTTTAGTCTCTCTAACTCTTCGTCAGTCATTTCGTTAAGTTCGTTTTGAGAATAGGTTTCTACTAGTTGTCTCGCTACGCCAGGATTGGCGAAAGTCTCATCCTCTGTTTCTACCTCAAGACCTACAGCTCGGCTAATACCCTCTTCATTTTTGACGACACCGAACTCAATCCTTTGTGTCTGCGTTAAAAATCTCCCCTCGCTAGACATGACATTAAAAACACCATTTTGGATAGCGTTCATCACAGAATTTGCAACGCTAGATGACCTTTTGGTTTTTTCTTGTATTATAGGAAACGCATACGCATCCTTACTCATTGTCCTGCCCTCTTCAGCTCGGTCAATGACATCAATGTTGTGCGACATAGCCCAAGTAGTAGCTGTGAACCACAGGTCATCAAGAGTAGTACCTACATCATATCGAGGTTTGTGATACCTCAAGAAACGAGAATAGGTTTGGTCTATTCTCGTTTTGAGATCTGCGTTAACCTCTTCATATAGGTCATTAACCATCACTGCGTAGGGATTGCCCCTTCTTAAACCTCTCATGACTTGCGATCCAAATCCAATCGCCTTATCTCCTGGATGTGGTTCGGGTATCTCAAGGCTTTGTAAACTTGGTTCTCCTAGCTCTTTGAGCTTAAGCAAAGACGCAGTAGCCCAATATGCGAAGAGATGGAGAAGGCTTTTATCATCCTCCTTGATAAGCCTCAGATCAGCTTGCTTTTTCATACCTGCTGATTTGATGTACTGCTCAAGCTCTCTTACTAGCTCTTGAGCAACTTTAGTCTTGGTGTGGAGGCCAGATTTCTTGATCTGATCCAACATCTGTGTCGCTTGTTTTATATTCATATCTCTCTCACTTTCGATGGATAAGTTTACAAGAGAGATATGAATATAAACGAACTAACGATTAACCTAAGTGGACAAATGCCTCATACAGATCAGTACCTGGCTCGATCCCGAACTCTTTGAATACCTTTGTAACTGCGTTTCTCGCTGTGAGTTTCTTCTTTATAAAGAACTCTTCTCTTGCTTTTAGAGCCGACTGAACTTCGTTCGACCAGTTTGGTAAGATAAACTGATCGTAAGCCTCGCTCTTAACCTCGTTTAACTCTTTTGTAGGAATTGGTCCGACAAGGTATCGGACACGATTGTCACAGTCAGCATTACCTAGACCCTTTGGTAAGTTAGTACCTTCGGTCATACCAATGTCGAGGTAGAAACGATAGCGAACAAGCTCACCAGCGATGCCACTGTAGAAGCCTTTAAGTTTACCTCCACTGTTTGTGACGGTTTTATGAGCTTGCCCTGCTTTCTGTGGGATAGATTTGTATTTTGGATTATTGGCAATAGTAAGGATGTTCTTCAAAAAGTCAGACATCTTATAATCCAAACCGTTTGGTCTATACGGAGCGACAAGATCTTCGAGGTCTTTCGTAATCTTTGCAACCTCAGCGTCAGAAGCCACCATAAGTGCATTTACTAAACCTTTGTAAACTGATTGAGTGACTTTGAAGAACTTTAATCCTCCTTCTACTTCAACTTTGACAGACTTTCCACCTGCTTTTAAAGAGACAGATCCACCGTTTAAGACGATAGCTAACTCAAGATACCAACCGAGAGGTCCTTTATTGCCACCGATAAACTTTTTAACGACAGCTTGATCCATACAGTTATCAGCAAACTCTTTAATCGCTACCACCTTGTCTTTGTCAGCAAAGACAGCAGAGTTAAAGATGTGCTTTAACCCTAGAGGTAAAAGAGGCTCTTGATGCTCTTCGATTGTGTCTTGGATAGCTCTCAAGGCTTGAGGGTCGGATTCTCTAAGAGCTAAAGCCCACTCTGTGTCATCGAGGTACAGGTTAGCATCAAGCATCCAACTGAAACCATCTTCGGTGAACATCTTTGACAGCTTTTTCATGTGCTCTAGCTTTAGGTTAATTTTAGCTAGTTCAGCGATCACTTCTCCGAGCTGACCTTCGGGTAAACTCAGACCACTTATAGCGACATTTGCCATCTGATCTGCTTGTGTCTCGATCATCTGGACTGCTTCTTCGGCCTCCACAGAGACTTCGATGTTATCAATCATCCAACCGTCATTAACAAGGTCATACTCTGCATCAAGGCGATCAAGCTCATCGAGTTCACCCGAATGATAGCTTCTGATAAGCTCTTCAAGCTCATCGGTGACAGGATTTCCTGTCATCTCAAGGAGTTTTCTAGCGAGAGCATTTGATTCGACACTATCATATACACCAGCAAAGAAATCTGGTTTCAAGGTGTCAGAGATCAGAGCATCATCATTACTAATGTGGTCGGACAACAAAAGCATCTCTAGCCCTGTGAGCCACTTTAATGGTTCGTTATCAAAACTTCCGTCAGTTAAAAGACCCTCAATCTTATCGAGTTCTTCATCGCTAAGACCTTTTTCTTCTATGTATTTCTCGGTGTTGGATCCGCCGAGATTATTCTCAATATGACCCTCGGCGGATAACTGATCGAGTCTGCTGTATTCTTCGCCCTCGGCAGATTGACCCTCAATGGACTCGTTTCTTAGTTTTACTCCTTTTGCGATCTCATCTATCCCTAGCTCTCTTCTTTCGTCAAGAGTTAGGTAGCGACCTTTAGAAGCCATCGCACTAAGTACACCCTTACGGATAGCACCCATAACTCTCTCAGCGACAGATCCTCCACCCTCAACTCTTTCAGAGATTCTTTTCCAAGGGGTGACATCTGTATCTCTTACAGCATTATCTCTTTTACCAGTCACAGCCCACATCGTAGCTCTTTGCCAAAGATCCTCAAGGATGTCGTTGCTTAGTCTCGTAAACTCTTGGTTGTTATTAACAAAAGCACCATAGGTACTGTTGATGCTTCTCTTGAGTACAGGTTTAAGCTCCTCATAGAGATTGTTCAAAAAGTTTGCGTATCTTGCAACACTTGCTTGTCGCCTACGCATTCTCATTCTTTGTGCAAAGCTACCAACTCCACCAAGTTGGTTGAGGATCTTTGTCCCATACTCTGTGGGGGAGTCCGCACCAACATCTGGGATAGTCATCCCTTGTAGCTCTGGCTCACCTGTCATCTGTGAGAGAGCGGCACTCGCCCAATAGAAGAAGATCTTTTTAAGCTCTCCGTCACTTTGTAGGTACAACCTCAGATCAGCTTGCTTTTTCATACCCGCTGATTTGATGTACTGCTCAAGCTCTCTTACAAGTTCTTGAGCAACTTTGGTCTTGGTGTGGAGGCCAGATTTCTTGATCTGATCCAGCATCTGATTTGCCTGTTTTATGTTCATATCTCTCTCGCTTTCCGATAGATAAGTTTTACAGAAGATACCAAGTATAAACGAACTACAAATCTTATAAAAGAGAGATAAAGGGGTTGCTCCATTGGTCTATGTGTGATAAGGTAGACGCTGACTTGGATAGATGTCCAATAAGTCAGCCTTTAACCCGATCAATCGGAGACACAAATGAATAGAATAATCAAGGGTTTACCATACCCTATTAGGAGTGGTGCGAACATCCACTTCGACATGATGTTTGAGGTGTCAGCAGACGACCACTTCGACATGATCTTCTCATGTACACAACCCAAAGAGACAAGGGTGCGTAATGAGACTGAAACTTGGCTCTATGACTCACGATGTGAAAACTATGAGCGTGTGCTTGAGATGGTTCAGAGAAGAACCCCATACAACAAGCGTTTCACGCTACCCGAAGATCAGATCGTGAGCTACTTCCACAGCTTCCTCACCGAACACTTCATCGAGAAAAATCAGCTCAAAAAAGAGCTTGATAAAGGCAAGAAGGTGAAGCCATCGGTGGTGTATGAGTGGTTCTTGCAGTATGTGGTGCGTGAAAAGTACCAAGAGGGTCAAGACGCTCTGCAACGCACTCGTGGTGCGAGGACTCAATCAGAGGTGACGAAGATCAAGGCATACGAGACAAAGCAGACTAAGACTCCTTATGCTCCGAGCCACCATATCAAGAACCTTGAGTCAGAGGGTTGGCAGGTAGCTCAAGTGGTGTCTAAGATGGACGCAGAGACTGGTCATCAAGTGGGTGAACCCGACTACTATGTCAATGATGATGCTCACAGTAGCCTTGAGGAGCGTTCTGAAAATGAGTACATGAAAGAGCTGTTGCTTGACCGTTTCGGTCAAGACAAGCTAAATATGTACTACTCGCTGTGGCTTGAGCTTCGCTATGCCGAGTATGAGAGCAAGAAGAAATGGGCTTCGGCTCGTAAGGTATCTTACAAGGTCTTGTCCTCTCAAATCGAGCAAGTACAAGATGTCTTTAGAGATAACCTTGAAGCCTTTGGCTACTGATACCTAGTACGCTCTAAGACCTCTTGGAGTGTACGCTTGTCGGCACTCTCCTTTGGCTCAAAGGGTCTACCCCTCTCAAGCTCAAACTCTTTGACTAGGCTAATAAGGTAATCGTCTGGATCTCTGTGCAATCGGATTACCTTATTATGCCTAGCTAATACCCAATAGAAATCAACCTCTAAACCGAGTCGGTATGACTTTAGTAGGGGGATTAGCAAGTCTATTACAGAAGCCTCTCTGAGAGCTTTCTTGAGGTCTGCTTTAGGTAGGCTATGTCCATACCTCAAAGCGAATAAGATGTTGCGTAAAACAGCTCTAGGGCGATCATCAGATGTCATGTCTATACTAACAGAACAGGCACTACGCTTTGCTTCATTGGTGAAGTACAACCCTTCTTGACCAAGCAGAACTTGGTTGAGGGTGTTGTCTCTACTCTTAAAGTATTCTTCTACGCTCCAATGCCTTTCAACATCACCTAACTTGTGTAGTCGATCAAACTCGTCATATTGATCGTCATTAAAGATGACTTCTTCCTCCCCATACCCTTCGTCCCATTCAACATCATCTCCAAAGACTACAAAGTCAAAGTCCATGTTTGGCTTGGTTGCTCGTGTGACATATTCTGGTGTGAAATGGTTAATCAAAGCATCCCTAGCCACACCTCCCTTGAAATAGGAATAGGGCTTGAGCGTCTTTAATATACTCATCACTTTAGGGTCTAAGTCGAGCCTCTTTAAAGGGGCAAAATGGATCATCGTTTTCCACCATCATAAGCGACAGCATGACCCATTCGGATCATCTCATCATTAAGAGACTCACCTAGCTCCTCCATGCCCTCCTCATAGAGCCAGATGACACCGAGCCAGCGACCAAACTTGCCCTTCTTAACTGTGTTGATGACAATGGTCTTACCCTCGATACGAGACTTGAGGTAGTCCTTAGCGGCGTAGCCTCTAGCCTTTTCCTCAAGGTCTTTGGTTCGTATCTCTGGTGTGTTGATGCCAATCATGCGAACCTTGACACGAGCAAAGTGCTTCATGCCTTGGTCGATCATAACTGTAATGGTATCTCCGTCATATACGGATAAGACTTCTGCTTTGTAGTGATATAAATTAAGACTCATGCTTCATAAACCTTTGTGTTAGTGTCTTAAACCAATGTCCGAGAGAGTCTTGTCAACGAACTTGCGTACTACCTCAAGGTCATCAGTCTTTTTGACGACCCGACCATTGACCTCTACGATTAAGTTTTTGTAGTCATAGCCCGATCCACTTTGGGTGAACCCACTGATAGAAATCTTAGTGTTTGGGGCTTCAATCTTGATGATCCTCTCTCCTTTTCGGTCAAGAACACCAGTGACTTTGTGTTGCCCTTTCTTGAACATCCACTGTAGCTGTTTTTCAAATCGGCTGAGATCTTGCCACCCAATGTGGTTGCTAAGTAGTCCAAACAAGCGAGCTTCCATATAGCGAGAAGCGACTCGAATGGCTGGTAAGTCAGACATGAGGTTCTCTTTGACTTGCTCCTTGTCATAGATGATGCTTGGGTTTGAGAGATACATATTCCTTAGTTTTGAGGACACAGACATCATAAAGTCTTTCATCCCTCTACCAGAGAATCCTTGATTTCTTGCGAGAGTAGGCAACAAGCTACGATCTTTTAAAATGGAACTTGGGGATCTCAACGCTTCGACTAACTCTCTTTGTTCTTCTGGAGTTAGCTCAAGAGACAGTTCTTCCATTCGCCTTAGTTGTTCACGACTAAGTGTGCCGAGATCATGTTGAAGGTTGAAGCCCCGATTCACGAGGTTGATGAAAAACATATAGGGTAGCTTTCTGCTGTGCGTAGATAAAGCCGCCCTAAATGATTTATGCTCTCTAGCTATCTCCACGAGAACTTCAATAACACCTAGTTTGTCGAGTGTAAGAAGTGCGTCTTTCCATGTCTTGGACTTAAAGATATGGAGTAGCTCTCGATAGACCCGATCTGGACTCTGATCCTTTAGCTTGTGCTTGTTTCTTTTGATTGCTTGAGCTGTATCTTTGGGGATGGTCAACCCATATTTGACCACAAACTTAACCGCACGAAGGATGCGTGTCGGGTCTTTCGATAAGGTCTTATCAGCATCTAAGAAGCACCTTGCTTCACCTGCTTCTAAATCCCTAATGCCACAGCCAGTCATGTCAATGATTTCTGCTTTATCTGGACCATCAGCTAAGTCAGATAGTCTCCACATAAGCATATTAAATGTGTAGTCTCTGTTTGTTAGGGAGGTGTAGAGATTTGACCCTTCTAACTTCTCTTCTTCGGGGTATTCCTCAACATCTCTAATCTCGATAGCCGCATCGCCATCTTTTGAGAACTCGCTAAGATCAACACCGTCTACGATCCACTCGGAGTTTACCCAAATGTGTGTGCCATACCAGTCAGTCATCACATGGGTCTGTGCAGGGATCATGTCTACAAGGTTATTAGCAACCCACTCGGCATCCCTTCCTAGATTTTCAGCGTCTACTACAACATCTACATCTTTCACTGGTACATCAATCATAAAGTTGCGAATAGCACCACCTGCGACATAAATGTTTTCTGCCACTCCCCGACCCATAGATTTAGTTGCCCTTGAGAGCCACTTCATAAGGGCAGTTGAGTGAGCGTTTGAGACAGCTAGTTTCTTTCTTCTGGCCATTTTAGAAATCCTTCTCTTGATTAGATTTGGGTCATTTATGATTGATGGATCAGAGACATACATCTCTCTTAGTTGATCCATTTTGCGAGACATAAAATCTCTCATGTTCGACTTTCCGACACCCTTATGTCTAGCAAGGGTGGGGAGGAAAGATTTGTCTTTAATTGCACCACCAGGAGACTTTATGTATTTAACAAGATCTCTCTGTTCCTCGTCCGTTAAGGCGAAGGCTTTTTCCTCTAGCCTAGCGATCTGATTTCGATCTAAGACCGACAGGTCATGTCGAAGGGAGATACCTAAGTTGAGCATCCTAATGAAGAACCTATAGGGTAGCTTCTTCGCTTCTGTACTTAGTGCCGCTCTGAAGCTAGGTTCTTCTTCGGCTATGTCGGCAAGCACCTCAATCAGACCTAACTCTTCAAAGGTATCTAAAACGCTCTCCCATGTTCTCTCGGAGAGGACACCTCTAATCTCACCGTAGATGCGATTCGGCGGGACTTTGGTTAGAGCGTATCTCGTCTTTAGGATTGCCTTCTTAGTGTCATGAGGGATGTTCAGACCATATTTGACGAGGAACTTAACAGCCCTAAGAATACGAGTAGGGTCATCATAGAATGTTTTTTCGGGGTCTAGTGGACACCTTGCTTCGCCAGCTTCTAAGTCAGCTAACCCACAGCCTGTCATATCTACGATTTCTGCTTGATCAGGTCCGTCTGCTAAGTCAGCTAACCTCCACATAAGAGTGTTGAAGGTAAAGTCTCTACGATAGATGTCCTCTCGAATAGTGGATTTGGTGATCGAGGGTTTGTACCCACCCCCTGTGTCATCAGAGTAAGTCTCTGATCTAGCGTCCACGATCTCAATCGCCGCATCACCGTCTGCACTAAACTCACTAAGGTCAAGACCGTCTACGACCCATTCAGACTTAACGAAGATCTTGGCGACACCATACTGATCGCTCACAGTTTCAGTCCGAGCAGGAATCATGTCTGCTAGTTCGTCAGCGAGCCAAGCCGAGTTCTCTCCAAGAGCTATGGAGTCAAGCACAAGGTCTACATCTTTAACTGGCTTATTGAGCTTAAAGTTGCGTATAGCCCCACCGACTACATAAGTGTTTTCAGCAACATCTCTACCTAGTCTTTTAGTTGCTCTTGAGAGCCACTTCATTAGAGCTACCGAGTGTTCATTAGATACCATTGCTGACTTAATCATCGGATTTAACATCTTCTGGTTCGGGTGTGGTTTCGACACCAAGTGATTTCTTAACCTTTGCTTTGAACATCTTGATAACGAACGCATTTAAAGCACCCGCACTCGCACCCATATAGACATCAATCATCATAAATGGCTTTGATAAGGTGACTGCAATACCCGCTCCTGTTAAAACAGCAACAAGTCGGATCACAGCGTCAGCCTTCTCTTTACAGGTTTTGAAGATGAAGGGCTTAATGATCTGAGTGATCGCTAGGCTCAAGATAGCGGCGTTGACTACAAGATACACATGACCCATAAAGACATCATGTGTTTCACGACCTTCAGCTCTCCAATCAACGATTTCTGCTTTGGTTTTGCAGGCTATACCTGTCTCGGAGATCTCACATTCTTTGTTCTCTGGTCCACAAAGTAGCTCATTTCCCTCGATGATCTCGCATCGCTCTGGATCCCCTTCTTCGCCCATGTGTTGACAAAGGATGGTATTGACATCAACAAACTGACAATGGTCTGGTAATGCGTGTAGTGGCTCTGCACTTATAGGTATGTTATGTTTAGCCATGATTCACCTCTCTTCTTTTTATTTAATAAAGCAAGGCGATAAACAAACTATTAAGTGATAGAGATGCTATGGCTACTTGACTTGTATTTACGAGCTAAAGAGTCCCACACCCTCAATGCAGACTCGCTCGTCTTACCCTCATACAGATAGTCTGGTATAAACTGAAAGGGTTGCCCCTTGCTTTCAACCTTACCCTCTTTGACCACCTCAAGGTATAACCGAGTACCAATCCCTCGCCCTCTGTATTGGTCTTTAAGCTCACTTTCAAGTAAGACGAGGGTTTGGGTATTGGGTAAGTAAATAGCGTGAGCAAAACCTACCTCTACGCCCTTATCGAGAGCAAGGATATAGAACCGATCTCTTGTGTCTGGCTCACGCTTAAAAGAAATCACAGGTGGGGCATCTTATCTATGACGATAACATCACCCTCCGAGTGATACTTCTTAGCGAATGATTTCCATACCCTTAGTGCCTTATCCGAGGTAGATCTGTTGTGGCAGTAGTTAGGCATGAACAACAAAGGCAATCTACCATGTTCAAGGAACGCTTCTTTGACTAACTCAACATACATTTGAACTCCACATCTCTGACCTTGTAGAGACTCATGGAGATAGGAACTAATAACTTCTACAACAAGAATAACTGGTTCATCTCCATCTTCATATCGAAGCATTTCGTCCTCAAACCAATACTCTTCGGATAGCTTCTCAATGTCATCTGCACAGGCAAAATGACCTCTACCCATTTCTTCTAGTGTATAGAAAGCTACATGGGCTTCACAATGCCCCTTGTATTCACCATCAACTTGAAGCTCAACACCAAGATTAGCATTTCTATCGTCATAGTCAGTGGAGACATCAATGGTGATGTTGCCCTTTTGGTAATTGGCTTTCATGTAGCGACTAGCTACTCTTTGATATGGTTTCATACTGATTGCCCCTATGGTCTTTTAAGGATGGCTAGACATAACCCAGAAGATGGCATCCTACGACCAAGTGAAGCCCATACTCTTTTAGCATCATCGCTAGTTGAACCTGCACCCCTACAACCGTCGGGTATGAAGATAAATGGCTTCCCTGTTTCGTCCCAATAAGCTCTAGCAAAGGCGAGGTACATATCAGTGCCTATCTTCTTGCCTTTGTACTCGTCTTCAATCGCTGAGTTAGAGACGGAAATAACTCTCGCTTTGGGTCTACCTTTCCAATCCTGTTCAACTACTTGTGGGTATTTATCTACAAGTGATAGAACATCACTTGAACACTTTAGACCCTCAACAGGAGGTTTTTTCCCTTCCCAAATAGGAACTAGCGTACTGTTTTCAAGACCACCTTGAACTTGACCAATGCGTTTACGACCATGATAAATGATGACTTGGAAGTAGCGACTTACATCACCCTTAACGGTGTACTTGATCTTCTCTGCTCGGTTTGGGTTTTCGATTTCTAATCGCCTAGCATATCTTAATGCGACTCTTTGACATGGCTTCATACTGGTTGTCCTTGTTCGTTTACTAAGCCTTTAGTGTAGAGAGCATATAACTGCAACCCGACAGCAGGTACTAAGATTGCGTTCCATCCGATAGATAGAGACTTAGCGAGCCAACCTCCAGGTATGCCAGGAAACAACAGACTTACGATAAATCCAACACCACTTTCGGGGAGACTTTCGAGTAAGTCCGTCCACGAGATCATGCCTAGAAATCCTTTTATCAAGTCCGAGATCTTCCAACTGATCTCCGTCACATTGATCCAGATGACCCAATAAAGATACGCTTTAGCAGGCATCGTGATGAGCTTCAGCAAAGGATGCCTCTCTAAAAAGTTGTCTATCCATTGCGACATATCTTTTGCTCTGCCGACCACAGGTGAGATTGTCTTTGATAACCACTTGCCTAGCTCGCCTGTCTTTCCTCCATGTTTTTCAAGTACGCTTTCAACAATCGAGGTGAAGGTAGGGGCATTAGATGCGTACAGGAACAGGAAGTGCATGATCTTACTGTCTTTCTGCATCTTCTTCTTTAAGCTACTCCACCACCTAGCACCTTCGTCTAAGAGGTTTTGAAACTTCTCCGATAGCTCAAAGTAGAGCGTTGCAGGGTTCGTTGATGTGATCCCTAAAACCTCTTTGAACTTCTCCCAAAGTGTAGGTGCTTTTTGAAACGCTTGGTACAGCTCTTTGAGCTTTTTACCTAGACCTTTGATGATCGCTGTTTTGTTGTGGGCTTGTCGGAGCATACCCTCACCAAACACGCTCAATACTCGGACATCTATCTCACGAGTGATTGTGCTTGAGACTCTAGTGTTGGGGCTGTTTTGGATTGCCCACATTGACGCTCTCAAAGATAGATTTCTATGGTAATGTCGAGTGGCGACTCTCTGATATGGCTTCATATTTATACTCCTTTAATAAGTACAATAGAGATGTTCATAAATAACTTATTAAAGGAGTAGGTCATGGGAGCAGGAGTAATGCTATTATGTGGAAACAAAACCCTCATCATGAAGAGGGCACACTACAAACACGATAAATGGTCGGGCTATTGGAACTTTCCTGGTGGTCAAGGAGAGCCAAACGAAACGACTTATCAGACAGCCCTAAGAGAGACTGAAGAAGAGACAGGTATCAAACCCGATCAATATAAAGTAGTAGACCATGTAGACGACAAGATTTACACGATGTATGTCGGGGTGTGTAAGGAAGAGATCGTGCCTGTCCTAGATCACGAGCACACAGAGTGGGAATGGATTGTCATCTCTAAGATCCCTAGCATGACTCGTGAGATGCACCCCAAGGATTGGCGAGGGTTCAAGAAGTATTATCGGCTTTAGAAATCACCACACTTGGAAGTGGACTCCTAAAGACCAAGTGTTCGATCCGTCAGCACCGATAACCCAACCAAGACCTGGAGCTATGTTGAGGTTCTTCCCCATAATGTGCGGATGCCATGTACCCATTAAACCTAGATACTGATTAGACTCGGTTAGAGCAAAGTTAGCACCTAAGCGATAATCGCCCTTAGCAAAGTTGATAAAGCTACCCCCAATAGACAACCCAAACTCACCACCTTGAAAGGTTGACCCTACAAGTAAGCTCGGCTCGAACATTCTAAGACCAAGACGAACCGAATCTGCTGGTGTCGTTGGGATGTAGACGAGTTGTGAATCGAGGTTAGGGTCGCCTGCCATGAGGATACTTTCAAGACCCTCTAGGGGTACAAACTTCCCTTGCTCATCAGTGTACCCTCCATATATGTGAATACCTTGGTTTTGAACAGCTCCAGAACCCAAGCTATCACCCTCACCATAAGTGATAGCAACAACCTTAAATGCGAGGTTGAAGTCTATGTGGTTGTCTAGTTCAGCCCAAAGATTTCTACTCCGAAAGGTATATGCTGGCCTACCATTAAAACTAAAAGGAGATCGCCAACTAAACTCAAATGGTTCACATCTTTCTGGGTGGTCGGAACACCTGTGCCTATCCTCCCTAGAAACACCAGGCCAACTCTGAGGTGGTGCAGGTGTTGGTTCTCTGCCACTTCTAAGGGATGAGATACCTCTGTTAAGTTTGCCCTCCATACGAACAAATCTTTGACTGATAGCTCTGATCTCTGCACCTGTCTCGGATTTGAAATCTCTTATGGCTTGCTGTGTTCTTTGGTCAAGACCGCTGATGATCGAATTCGCTCTTTGTTCAAGAGTAACTCGGTCAACCATGTGAGACTGAACTGTACCTAGAGTGGTTTCAATCGCAGAAATCTTCTGTGCGTTCTCGGACAAGATGCCCTTCATTTGATTTTGGATCGTATCGTTCATTCTTTGCATCTTGTAGACAGACCAAGCGTTGCCTCCTACAGAAATCAAGAACAGGCTCAAGAGTGCGTAAGCTCCATATTTGATGTTCGCCAACTCAATCATAGTAAATCTCCTTTCTTTGTTAGGAGATACTATACCATGACCGAGCTAGTCCACCTTCTTCTTAATCTGATCCGATCTCCTATTCTTTATCTTCTACAACTACGATCTCTCGTGTCGTCTTACCTGTGCTGTAGTCGATGTTCTCACGAACCCGAAAGACAGGTGGTGGTTCGGGTTGTGGTGGTCGGCTGTAGTAGCGAACTTCATTTTTCCACTGACCTCCGACTTCGACCCACACTCGCTCTCCATTTTCCATTCGCTTGTAAGGCATTGTATTTCTCCTTTGTTAAAGTGTTTTGATAACTTCCCACCAACCTGGTCCACATTGTTCGGTACGCTGTAGGACTAAGGTTTGTGAGCCTAGTGGCTCAAGAAAGTCTCTGTGTGTTTTGTCGTATCCATCGCCCCCTTTGGACTTTAAGAGAGCGTCTGCTGAACAGACAAGCATCTCGTTAAGCCCAAAGTATTGAGCACCGAATAAGCCACATTGATCGACATCTGTGTAGACCATCATCACCCACCCCCCTTTACTTCTGAAGCATTGAGAGGGGCAACTGCTGGATCACTTGGAAGATACACTCGTTAAAGTGTTCGACCACAAACTCGGTATCGTTGCGACTTGATGCTGAGGGTTGGATGATGACCACGACATCACCGTCAGAGAGGCTGACATTAACCCCGACACACTCGGACTTGGTGAGTCCTTCTGCGAGAGCCACAGTAGACTCGTGTCGGGGATTGATGGCATTCACGAACTGGATGTTCGAGGCACTTTCAGCGAGGGCAACGAGTGCCTTTGCTTCCTCGACAGAGACACTGCTCTTGTGTACAAGAGCGTTCTCGTCAGTCAGCATACGGTTGCTGAACGCAGAGGACAGGATGATGCGTGAGGTAGGTGCTTTGAGGATGTTTGCGACTGTCATGTTGGTTCTCCTTTCAAGAGATTGAGTTGATGACATTGGTTATATGAATAAGGGGTTACAGTTGGTGAGGATTGCTCACTCACATTGAGGATTGCTCCTCGGTACACAATCTCATAGATAAGGGGTTACGCTTTGCCCTTCCTCATATAATATGTGTGTGTGAGCATTTACTTATAAGGAGGTGCAACTGATGTTTGCCGATATGCTTGAGTCATTAAGACGACCCGATATAAAGCCCAAGCTGTGGATGAAAGATTGCGAGCTGATCTTGGGTACGAAAGAAAACCTAGACCAGTGCATTGATGAGTGTATCAACAGCGTTGCGTATGGGATTGACCTTGAGACAACAGGTCTTGATAATCGTGTGTTCAATGGACGCACACGAGATACGATTGTAGGGGTCTGCTTGTCAGCCCATAAGGATAAGGGGTACTACTTCCCTGTCGGTCATCAAGAGGGTGTAGAACATAACATTCCTTGGAGGTTGATGTATCCAGCTCTTGAGCGTCTGTTTGACCTCTCTGTGAAAGCAGAGCCTGTCTTTCACAACGCCGCTTTCGACCAAGAGTTCTTGGAGTTCAACGAGTACAAGTCGGGTCTTGGTGAGGAGCGTTGGGACTCATTCAAGTGGCATGACACTTATATCATTCAGTATCTTTTGAACCCTCGTGAAAAGGGAGGTCGAGGACTCAAGCATTTAACAAATGTTCACCTTGAGCGTGAGATGATTGAGCTGTCTGATCTCATGCCCGATGCTCCCGACAAGAACTATTCTAAGCTCGATGTGAGCTGGGAGCCTTGTGTTTGGTATGCCGCTAGTGATGCGATGTGTACGCTTGGTCTATGGGAAATCCTCTATAAGAAGTAC